TTGCTGCCGCCTGGTGGATATATGACACCTACCGGGATAACCAGCAGTTGAAGGTCGATAACGCAACCCTGAGTGGTCAGCTTGCAGAGCAGATAGCGGAGAATGAAAAATATCAGGAACGCACACAGAAGCTTCATGAACTGGACACCAAGCACACACAGGAACTGACAAATGCAAAAATTGAAATTGACCGGCTGCGTGTTGCTGCTGACCGTAACCCTGAGCGGGTGTACATCAAAGCCAGTTGTCCTAAAACCGGTAGCGTTACCGCCACCGGCATGGATGATGCAGCCACCGCCAGACCTGATGACACCTCTGTCCGAAATTATTGGTTACTCAGAGAGCGGATTGCAGAGTCAAAGCAGATGATTAAGGGGCTGCAGGAATATATAAAAGTAGAATGTCTAAGATAAAAAAAGCGAGATTGACTCGCTTTAAATTTGTTAGCCTCGGGCTTCTCTGCCTTCTTCATCCTCTGGAACTCTAAAGCGCCAGTATAAATCAGGTTTAACCCATACAACGGTACCTGAATTTATTTTTTTAAATGCAGTAAGCACAGAAGTAGCTATCGCTAAGTTACCATCGGCGTTTTCTTTCAAAAAGCTTTCTTGGACATTCTTTACCAAAAAATCGACTACATCATCTTGGTATAAACAACCATCCTTCTCAAGTTGGCTTTGCATCCAATAAGCAATACTAGTGGCATCCATTTTAATCCGGTGCCTTGTCAAGGGATTCTTCTGGAAACGAACCTTTGTCAAGTTTTTTGCCAGCAAACCATTGGCAGGTGTAATAACCTGAAAATTGGCCCGCTTTACCTGAATCTTCATATGAAGAATAAGTACTAGCGGACTGTACGGTCATAACTGGTCCGCCAGAATTTAGTTGCACCTTATCACCAGTTTTATATTTAGCTTTTGCCATATAAACCTCATCAAATTTAAAGGACATATATATTAAAATATAGTTGTGCGGAAATTACACATCTAACTCACATATTGGGGCAATAGCAAAAATATCAAGATTTATTTGAAATCACTATTTTATTTGAGGATTCATGATGGATAAACCGGATTGGGGGACGCTACAGCAACAGTTCCTCGCCGAGCATTCAGTAACGGGAATATCCCCGAAAGAATGGTGTGAGATACAGGGACTAAATTACGCAACAGCGCGTAGGTACATCAAAAAGCCAACTGCGCAGAGTGCGCAAAAAACTGCGCAAAAGAAAGTGCGCACTGCGCAGAAAAAAGAATGCGCAAATGAACCGGTGCGCAATAGTGATATACCGGATGCGCAAGGCAACAAATCCGACAATGCGCAGAATGATGAAACAGAGTTCGATCTGCGCAAATACGGGCTTAACGATATGCAGGCACGTTTTGTCACTGAGTATCTTATCGATATGGACAAGACAGCGGCATACCAAAGAGCGGGATATAAAAGCCAGGGTGAAACAGGATCAGCTGCAGCCAGACGCCTGTATCGAAATGTATCGGTGAACCGGGCAATACGGGATGCCCTCACAGCACGGGAACGCCGGACTGAAATCACCCAGGACGCAGTATTAAAAATGTGGTGGGACATTGCCACTGCGGACCCGGCAGAGCTGACGGAATACCGCCGATTATGCTGCCGCCACTGCTGGGGCTTTGGCTTTAACTATCAGTGGCAGGACTCGATAGAGTTTGAGGATGCTGTCAGTGAGGCGATGAGGAAGAGTCAGAGGCCACCGAACGACAGGGGCGGCTACGGTTACGACAGCACACTTGACCCGAATCCTGATTGCCCTCGCTGCAATGGTACCGGTATCGGTCGTCCTCATTTCCACGATACACGGGATTTAAGGGGCGCAAGCCGCCGGTTATTTGCTGGGATAAAAGAAGGCAAGTTCGGTACCGAAGTTATCACCCGCAATCAGGATGACGCGCTTAAGATGGTTGCGCAGCATTTGGGGATGCTAAAGAACCGGACAGAACTTACTGGTGCTGATGGTGGACCGATACAGTCAACGGGGTTTGACCTTAGCGGTCTGACCACAGAGCAGCTTTTACAATTGCGTGAAAAAGCGGGGAAATATCCGTCTTAAATGCTAGAACGCCACATAAGCAATAAGCGCGAGAATAACTATGAGGATAAAACTGTAAATTTTATTTTTATTCTTGGTTTTCCATGTTCTCTCATAACGTAAAGGTATACAGAAAGGAGTAACCCACCGGTGAAATTCTTTATCGATATTATTCAGAACTTCTTTGTTTTCATTTTTGTTGCTGGCCAAGATGTATTGACGTTGTAGCAAGTCAACACGGCAACTACTAATTTCTTTTCTATCAGTTGATAGGTCTGATTCATCAATAAAATCAAAGTGCTCAATAAGAAGTTGATATCCGCCTTGGATTTGCTTATCGGTTACATAAGCATCACAGGTAATCACCTCATCATTGGCTACGAAATTTATGAGATCTCTGCTTTGGACGGATTGTAAGCAGTCGATCAGTTCTTGGCGTAGTATTTTATTAAATGGTCGGATATATCCAACGGTTGGGCCAAGATCACAACCGAATAAGTCGTATCGATAAAACTCACCTTCCAATGGCTTTCCGTGTATCTCAAAACGTACATAGCCATCTGGTTGAGTTTTATAACAGTCGGATACAGGCATTGGTTTCCTTAATTAAAAATAATAATAATTTGTGGTGGTTTATTGAACTACGGATGAATAAATTTTTCAACGGCGACTGTAGGAAGTTATGTAATGCAGATAGTTTCGATGCAGACTGGTTTTACCTCAAACGAACTCTCTTTAACATAATGGTTGTTACCCGAATACGCGAAATCAGGTTCACGCAAAAAACACAATGAACCCGTCAAAAACAATACTCATCCCCGGGCAATATGCCTGTTTATTTTGTTACTCATTTGTTATCAAAAAATCAAAAACAGCTTCGGAGTGATTCGACGCTGAAAGGCTCGTTTTTGTCATTTTAGGTGATGTGATGGATATCAATGTCGATCTGTTTGATGAAGAAGTTCGCAGAGAGATAGCACGGCGCAGCCTGCATGAATTTATTCAATACATTAATCCGGAATATATCACCAGCCACTTTTCAGAAACGGTCTGTGCATCTCTGGATAACTTTCTGATTGAGATGATGGCCGGTAAGCGGCCGATCCTGATTCTCGGCGCGCCGCCGCAGCATGGTAAATCCGATATTGTGTCGCGGTATCTTCCGGCGTATTTCTTCGGTAAGTATCCGGATAAACGTGTGGGCGCATTGTCCTATTCGTCAGATCTGGCCGGTGACATGAACACTGATGTTCAGCGCATCATGTCGTCAGATGAGTACCGGACTCTGTTTCCTCAAAGCTGGTTAGGTAATAAACCGACTGACGGTGTGGCGGTTAAGCGTAATACCGAAGAATTCGGGATTGCCAATCACAGGGGAACATACGTCTGTGCCGGTGTTGGCGGCCCGCTGACAGGTAAAAAAGTTGATCTCGGGATTATTGATGACCCGATAAAAAACTCAAAGGAAGCGCTCAGTCCCACGGTTAAAAAGTCCATATGGAACTGGTACGCATCAACGTTTAAAACCCGTCTGTCCCGGAATAGTGGTGAAATCATCATGGCGACCCGCTGGGCGACAGATGACCTTTCCGGCAGGGTAAAAGAAAAAACACCAAAAGCTAGGGTGCTGGCGTTCCCGGCCATCAACGAACAGGGTGAGGCACTGGTCCCTGAGCTGCATCCGCTGGATAAGCTGCTCGAAACAAAAGCCATTCTCGGTGATTACTTCTGGTCTGCCATGTATCAGCAGACACCGAAACCGGGAGACGGGCAGATATTCCACGAAGAATTCGCCCGGTACTACCTGCCGAAAGATCTGCCGGACACCTTTGATGAAGTCATTCACAGCTGGGATATGACATTTAAGGACAGTGACGGCACGGACTACGTTGTCGGTCAGGTGTGGGGCAAGAAGGGCGCAAATGCCTATTTGCTGTATCAGATCCGCAAACGCATGAGTTTTACCGAAACCCTGAAAGCCGTGAAATTACTGGTTGAGAAATATCCGCAGGCGCGGCGCAAGCTGGTGGAGGATAAAGCCAACGGACCGGCGGTCATAGATACGCTTAAAACCACTGTATCAGGATTGGTGCCCATAGAGCCGGACGGCAGCAAAATCGCCCGTGCTCACGCCTGCACCGCCGAATGGGAAGCCGGGAACGTCTGGCTGCCCCATAAAGATATTGCACCGTGGGTCACCGAAACGGTGGAAGAAATCACAACATTCCCGTTTGCCGGGCACGATGACACCGTAGATGCCATGACACAGGCACTGCGCTATCTGTACCAGAAGAAAGGCGGCGGATTCTTTTCACGCAAGAGGACATAACATGTGGCCGTTCAGAAAGCGGAAAACAACAGAGGTTGCCGCACCTAAGCGGTCAGCGTTCTCAACGCATTTATATTCAGCACTGGCAGCCGAAACAGGATTTCAGGGGCTGGCCTTGCAGCAGCCCACCATGCAGGGCGTGGCAATGGACAGTGCAGACGGTACGGTGCCGTCATTCAAAGGCGGACAGGTTTACGGTGTTCCGGAGGCTCAGGCGGCGTGGTACGCCTCGCAGATGTTTATCGGTCATAACATGTGTGCGGTTATTGCCAAGCACTGGCTGGTGGACAAAGCCTGTAACATGCCGGCGCGTGATGCGATCCGTCAGGGGTATGACCTGGACTGTGACGACGGGGACAATCACGACATCAGCAAAAAGTTACGGAAGAAGGATAAAAAATACCGTATTCAGCATCACATGAAAGAGCTGATCCACTTCGGGCGCGTGTATGGCGGCAGACTGGCACTGTTCCTGGTTGAGACATCCAATCCGCAGGAATGGTATGAAAATCCGTTTAATCCGGATGGCGTGACGAAAGGCATGTACAAAGGGATTAAGCAGATAGATCCGCAATGGGTCACACCCGATTTAACGGATGCCAATTTACAGGATCCGGCCAGCCCTGATTTTTATGAACCGACTTACTGGATTATCGGCGGACGCCGGTACCACAAATCGCACTTTGTGAAGTTTGTACCGTTCCCTGTGCCGGACATTCTCAAACCCACCTATAACTATTTCGGGGTGTCTGTTCCTGAACGAGTGTATGAGCGAGTTTATGCATCGGAGCGTACTGCCAATGAAGCACCGCAGCTGGCAATGACAAAACGCCTGCTGACCATAGGTATGGCCGATGTTGAGGGCGTGGATAAAGAGACTATCCACGAGAATATGCTGTATTTCATGGAAATGCGGGATAACTACGGTGTTCAGACGGTTGGCTCGAGTGATACCGTTCAGCAATTTGACACCTCACTGGCGGATCTGGATGCCACCATTATGACGCAATACCAGCTGGTATCGTCAGCGGCCTGTGTACCGGCGACCAAGTTACTCGGCACAACCCCGAAAGGGTTTAACTCCACCGGGGAATACGAAGAAGCCAACTACCGGGAGGAGCTGGAAAGCATACAGGCCAATGACCTGGAAGAACTGCTGCAACGGCATTACGACATGCTGCAGCGCAGCGAGGGGCTGGGAACGGAGGAGTTGTCGGTTACCTGGTTACCGCTGGACAGCCCGACCGCTGTCGAAAACGCCGATATTCAGCTTAAGCAGGCACAGACCGACTCAGCGTATGCGGCGGTTGGTGCTGTTGACGGGCTTGATATCCGCAAAAAGCTGGCGGCAGATAAAGAATCGGCATTTTACGGTATTGACGTGAACGAGGACGATTATGCCCCGGAAAATACGGGTACGAACCAAACGGGCACGGTGGGCGGCATCCCGTCAGGCGGTTATGAAGGGCAAGCCGCTGCAATATTCGGCAGCAGCCCAAAGCCGTTACCAGCGTGACATGTCACAACTGATTAAAGGCATGATTGCAGATTACGAAAAGACGTTCAGCAGTCTGCATGAGGATTTTGGCGGTGTGACCATGGATGCCAGCCTTGCCAGCCAGACCAAAATCTGGCTGAACCGGCTGAAACGCAAGTGGGATAAGATTTTTAACAGTAAGGCCGCAGAGATGGCGGATAAGTTCACCTCACAGGTGGACATGAACGCACAGCGCAGCCTGGACGATTCCCTGAAACAGCTCTCCGGCGGTATCACGATAAAAACCCCGGCCATGCCCGAAGCCCTGAAAGACAAAATGATTGCCGCAACGGCAGAAAACGTATCCCTGATCAAATCCATCCCGCAGCAGTTTCATTCCCGTATCGAGGGCGCAGCCTTGCGTTCGGTCAGTCAGACCGGCAGCGGCAGTAAAACCCTGCTGGATGAAATACGGGATATCGGTGGGGTGACAGAGAAACGGGCTAATTTTATTGCTGTTGACCAGACCCGAAAAATTACCACGGCGGCGAACTATGAGCGGATGAAGTCTGCCGGGATCCGCAAAGCAATATGGCATCACTCGGCAGGCAGTGCGGAACCGCGTGAATTACATCTGCGTCTGGACGGGGAAGTATTCGATCTGGATAACCCGCCGGTGATTGATGAAAAGACCGGTGAACGCGGATTGCCCGGACAGTTACCAAACTGCAAATGCTTCTGGACACCGGTTATCGACTTTGGTGAGGAGACATGACAAAGCGAACCTATGACAACAACGGCTGGCTAGAAGTAAAAGACAACCCCATCTCAAAGGCTGGGGTTTTTGATTATCTGGGGGCTGAAATCGGCGCACCGGAGCCGGACAGAATTTACAAAGTGTTCCGGCCGCCGGAGGAACTGGCCAGTGAAGAAACCATTAAATCATTCCGCCTGACCCCGTTCATTGTCGATCACGAAATGTTGGGTAAAAACGCCACACCGGCAGAGAAAAAAGGTATTCAGGGCGTTATCGGCGAAAACGTGTATTACGACCATCCGTATTTGCGCGGGAATATCAAAATTTTTTCTGACGCCGCTCTGAGCGATATCAGCAGCGGAAAAATTGACCTTTCACCGGGCTACCGCAGCCGGTATGACTTCGGTAACCCCGGTGTGTACGAGGGGGAGGCATACGAAGTTGTTCAGCGCCACCTGCGTGGCAATCACCTTGCATTAGTCGATGAAGGGCGCACCGGCGCTGACGTGGCTGTGCAGGATCATCTTGTTGTAACCATTGATACAAAGGAACTTATTCGTATGAGCGAAGAAGACAAAGACAAAAAACAGCCGACCGGTGACGAGAACGGATTTACACCGGAGCAGGTTGAGCAGATTAAACAAATCGTCGTGGCCGCACTGGCTGCCGGTACACCGGCAACGGATGAAAACCCGGAGAAAAAGGAAACGACTGACGGCGATCCTGATCCGGAAAAGAAAACCGGAGATGCCGAAGCCGAAGCGGAAAAAGCCGTTGAAGACGCAGAGGCGGAAGCTGAAAAAGCGGAATCCGGTGACCCGGAAGCGGTAGAAGCGGCGGAAGTGGCTATCGAAACCGCAGAGGAAGCGATTGCCGAAGCGAAAGAAGAACTTGATCAGGCAACAACCGACAGTCTGACGCGTCGCCTTAAGCGTCTCAAACGCAGTATTGCGTCCATGGATGAAATGTCCTCGATGAAGCGCAAAATTGCCCGTCTGGAAAAAGCCAAACCGACCATGGACACCGGCGAACTGTTAAAGCAGATCGGGGAACGTGACGCACTGGCGCACAAGCTGACGCCGTTTATCGGGGTATTTGACCACGCACCAATGACGAAACAGCAGGTGGCGGAATACGGCGTGGAAAAACTCGGTATCCGCTGCGATAAGGGCACGGAAAGTATTGCCCTGAACGCCTGGATGCAGGGGCGCACACCGGACTCACAAAAAGCGCATGCGACGATGGATACCGCCGCAGGTACGGACTCAATTATGAAAAAGTGGGGTGAAAAATAATGGCAATCCCGAATACCGTGGCGAACGGCATGATTTCCGGTGTTATCGGTGAAATCAGCCACAACGGCCCGACCCGCGTGACCGCAGCGGTGATCAGTTCTGCGGATGAAACAAAAAACCTCTTCGGCCGTGCCTACACATACAAAGATGATTCCGTTGAATCCGTGCAGGTTGGCGGTGATGGTGCGTTTGCCGGGATCATGATTAACCCGAAAGCGTACCGTATCGGTGAAGAATACGCCCGTAACGGGACGCAGGGTGAGTTTCTCACCATGGGTGAGATTAACGCCGAAATCACCGCCGGGGTGAAAAAAATTAATGCCCCGGTGGTGTTCAGCCCGGCGGACGGCTCTCTGTCTGCGAAGGCAAAAGCGGAAGCCGGTGATCTGGTTATCGGTTTTGTCAGCCGTCACATTGAGTCAGCGGAATCGCCGCATCTGTGCGTGATCCGTCTGACCGAAATCCCGTACACAGTGGCTGCGAAGGAAGGTGAATAATGCCAGTCAGTAAAGAAAAGTTTTATATGTCCGGCCGCGATATCCGCAAGCACGGGCAACTGAATATTAAGCCCGAACAGAAGTGGACATACAGCGAACTGGATCAGATTGGTTTCGGTGGTCTGGCCGCAATGGACTCCGCGTTAACCGGCCCGGCTATGTCCGGCGGGTTCATTCAGCGTGAGATGTTACAACACGTACTGCCGGGGCTTATCCGTACCGCCACCCGCGTCCGTGTACTGGACGAAATCACCGGCGTACTGAATGCCGGTAACTGGCACGATGAAGAAATTATCCTGAATGTGGCAACCCCGGCCGGAAAGGCGGAGTTGTACGGCGATCACACCAATATCCCGCTGGCATCCTACGGGCAGGATCAGGAACGTCGCGGTATTGTCCGTTTTGAGCTGGGTTTTCAGGTCGGAAAGCTGGAGGAAGCCCGTCAGTCAGCAGCAGGATTTGAGACTGCCGCAGAGAAACGTAATGCCGTTGCCGAAGCGCTGGAGCAGGGGCGGGAACGTATCGGTTATTACGGTTTCAACAGCCCGGACACCCGTGTCTTCGGGATGCTGAATGAACCGGGTTTACCGGCGTATGAGACGGCTGCCGCAAAATGGAAAGGCGGCACATTTTCTGCCATCACCGGCGATATTACGGCCATGTTTTCGCGTCTGGAGATGCAGTCCGGCGGTATTATCAAAGATGATACGGCTATCACTCTGACCCTGCCGCTGGGCTACCGTTCTGCGCTGAATGTGGCAAACCCGGTTGCCCGTGGTGAAACGGTGTATCAGTGGGTGAAAGAAAACTACCCGAATCTGCGCTTTGTGTTCTCACCGGAATTTGCCGGTGCTAACGGCGGGGCGGATGTGGCATATATGTTTGCCGAAACCGTGGATGATGGCTCAACGGCCACCAGTGCGGTTCTTCTTCAGGTGGTACCGGTGAAATACCAGCTGCTGGGTTCAGAGAGCAAAGTCAAAGGCTACCTGGAAGATGCCACCAACGCGACCGCCGGTATCATCGTCACCCGTCCGTGGGCCATCACCCGCCTGACCGGGATTTGATTCTGTAACGCCTTATACGCCCTCTGCGGAGGGCTTTTTTATTTCCGGGAGAAATTATGCCTCTGTATATCTATTGCACCCTGTCCAACGACCAGAATTACGCCACACCGGACGGTCCGGTATTTATCGCCGGTCAGGCCAATGTTATGACCAAACACATGTACACCCCGCGCGGCCGTGTGACTGAAATCAGTGATGAGCAGTATGCGCAGCTGAAAAATAACCACGTCTTTAAGCTGCACAAAGAAAACGGGTTTATCGCGGTGGAAAACCGCAAAGAGGATCCGGATAAAGTGGCAACCGATATGGAAGCCAGCGACAAATCCGCCCCGCTGACCGAAGAACAGATGATCGCGGAGGGGAATGAGCCGCCGGTCAGCAACAAAGACAAAAAGAACAGTAAAAAATAAGGGGGTTCCGTGGACCCGTCCGACTTTCCGTTAGAGTCTTTCCGTGCCATCTATAAGGCTTTTTCCGCAGTGCCTGATGATGAAATTTTTATCATTGCACTGGAAGCACTGAACTACTTCTCCCCCTGCCGTGGTGTCTGCACAAATTCAGCGTGGATGCTGGTCGTCGCGCATATGCTCGACCTGAATGGCCGTATTGCTGACGGGGAATCACCGACCGGTGTCGTGACCAGTGTCACGATAGATAAAGTCAGTGTGTCCTACACCGCGCCGCCTGCCGGTTCCGATTGGTCGCACTGGTTCAAGATGAGTACCTACGGCCAGCAGTTTCTGGCACTGATAAAACGGTGCAGTGTACCGCGTTACCACGGCGGTGGCGGAGAAAGGATCGCATTTCGCGGAGCCTTTGGCCGATTCACACGGGGAGGTCACCGGTGACAAAACTGGCACAGCTGAAAGCCGTGTATGACGAACTGGCAAAGAAACAGCTTAAGGTTGGTTTTTTTGCACACTCACAGTACCCGGACGGCACACCTGTCGCGTATGTGGCGGCGATTCAGGAACTCGGTTATCCGGCCGGGGGGATCCCGCCGCGTCCGTTTATGCGCCCGGCTATGACAGAACACAAACCGGAATACAGCAACCTGATTGTCCGGGCTGTGAAAGCCGCAGTGAAAGGCAATATCGCCATCACTGACGGACTGACGCAAGTCGGCGCAAAAGCAGCAGGTGATGTGAAGATGGTAATTAAATCTGTCACCACACCGCCGCTTAAGGATACTACGGTAGCCGCCCGTGCCCGTCGGCACAGCAAAGGGAAAGCCTCCGGTAAACCGCTGGTTGACTCCGGTCTGATGCTGCAATCCGTCACTTTTGCCGTGGAGGATAAATAATGTTCGGAAATCTGCACCGGATTGCCTCGCGGTATGTTCCGCAGCAAACCGTACTCTGGTACCGCTTCAAAAGCCGGGAGCCTGACGAGCGGGGCCATGATCAGAACACGTATTATGACCCGGTTGAGGTTCGCGGGAGCTGGCAGGCGGTGGATACCCGGGACATTCAGTCTATGGGGCTGGACACCAGTCAGGTATACCGCCGTTTATATACGTCCCACGATATCAGCGCCATTCAGCGTGGAACTTCACCGGATTATCTGGTCTTCGGCGGCAAACGCTACGATGTGACCGGCGATGCTGACTGGTATGCACAGGACGGCTGGAAGTCGGTTATCTGCATTGAGGCAGGCAATCATGACGGATAACGATGTTGAGATTGCTGTCCGGAAACAGCTTCTGGCGCAGCTGGCGCTGGCGGGTATCGATATCCCGGTCAGGGCAGGGTTTCAGTCAGCAAAACAGGGGCGGGAAGATAATTTCGTTATGTTCTTTCCGGCCGGCGAAAATCCGCAGGGCTGGCAGAAACGCAGTTATAACCCGCAGGGCAGTGATGCCGGTCACCTGGAAGCACAGCAGTATGAAACAACATTTCAGGTGCAGGCATTTATCACCGAATTCAGCGGTTACACCGCGAAAGATATTACGGCTGTCGTCCGGATGATCGTTAATTCGTTACCGTTTGTTGAAGCACTGCGGAAACAGGGGATCGGGGTGCAGCGGGCGACCGCCATCCGTCTCCCGTATTTTGTTAACGACCGCGGCGATTACGAACAAAACCCGTCTTTTGATTTTAACGTGACCTATACCCGCACACTCCGTCCGGAAACGGCTGCTGTTACCGCACTGTACCCGGATATTCACCGCATATAAGGTTTTATTATGCCAATTAAACAAACACGTTACGTCGATATCGCGTCAGCGGTGATCGGCGCGTCTGCCGTGCCGATGCGTAAGCTGACGGCGCGGTTATTTTCCACCAATCCTAAAATTCCTGCCGGGCACGTACTGGAGTTTGCATCCGGTCAGGTTGATGAACTGCTGGGTGCTGACTCTCCGGAGGCTCAGTTTGCCCGGCAGTATTTCAGCTATGTCAGTCCGGCCCCGGTCAGTAAACCGAAAGAATTGCAGATTGCCTCTTACGAGCCGGTTGGCCGGGCACCGACGTTGTTCGGCGCAAAAGCCGGAGCGCTGGCTGATCTGAAAATGATTGCTGATGGCACGTTGTCAGTGACATTCGGCAAGGTCACCAAAAGCTACAAAGATATCGATTTATCCGAAGCCAAATCGTATGCCGATATCGCGTCACTGATTCAGGCGAAACTGAATGCCGAAAGTGAACCGCAGTTTTCCGGGGCGTATCTGACCTTTAATGCACTCGACAGTGCATTTGAACTCAGCGGCGGCGTACAGGAACGTGCATCTGTCAGCGTGGGGTATTCCGTTCTTGCGGATGCGATGGGGCTGTCAGCCGGACGCGCATCTGAGGGCAATCCGGCACAGACTCCGCTGGAGGCATTCAAAGTTGCGGAGCAGGTTTCGGACTCCTTCGGCAGCGCCACATTTCTGAGTGAACTGTCGCTGGATCAGGCCGTCACACTGGCGCAGTACGTTGCCGGGGAGAACGTGAAATACCAGCTTCATCTGAGTGTGACAAAAGACAATGCCGAAGATTTCAGCGCTGCGCTGATCGGCACCGCGTCAACCGGCCTGAACCTGAAAACAGAAAGCGGATATTTTATCCAGGCGCTGCCGATGGCGGTGATGGCCGCCACAGATTACGACCGCACTAACGCCACCACTAACTATATGTTCCGTCAGCTCGGCGTGACATTCCCGGCGCAGGTCACCACAGATCAGGATGCGGACCGTTTCGATAAACTGCGGGTGAATTACTACGGCGAAACCGCTGTGGCCGGTTCACAAATCCGCTTTTATCAGCGCGGCTTCCTGTGCGGCGGCAGTTCTAACCCACTGGATATGAGTGTGCATGCCAATGAGCAGTGGCTGAAAGCGTATATCGCGCAGCAGTGGTTCAGCCTGTTACTGGCGACACGCGGTATTCCGGCCAACAAAGACGGCGAAGCCCGGGCACTGATGGTCATTGCCGGTGCGGTCACCAAAGCCGTGGATAACGGCACCATTCTCGCCGGTAAAACCTTAACGGAAGTACAGAAAATCGCGGTGACGGATGCGTCCGGTGATGATCTGGCCTGGCACGATGTGCAGGACAAAGGGTACTGGTACAACGCACAGATTGTTGAAAGTACCGGTGAGAGCGGGTTACCGGAGTACGTGATGAAATACGTGCTGATTTACGGTAAGGGCGACTGGGTGCGGAAGGTCGAAGGTTCACACAATTTAGTGTAAGGATAAAATATGAATGATGTCTCAGCAACCGGCCTTGCACTGGTGGTACAGGCCAGCAAAACATTCCCTTCCGGGATTTTTATCACGCAGTTTGCGGACGATGCGGATCCGCTGGATTTACCGGTGGTGGATATCGCGCAGACCGGTATGGATATCAACGGCAATCTCGTGAGCTGGTCAACGCCCACACCGCAGACTGTCACCATTAATGTGCTGGCCGGCAGTGAGGAAGATCAGAACCTGGCGATTCTTCTTGAGGCCAACACGGCGAAAAAAGGCCGCCGTCATGCCGGTGATATTATCACTATGGTGGCCTCTTACGGTGACGGCTCCACCACTACCGCCCGTAACGGCAAAATTACCAACGGCAGCCGGGGGAACTCTGCGGCCAGTGCCGGGCGTCTTAAATCCAAACAGTACACCTTTGTATTCCAGGATTTTGACTCCACGCGTAATCGTTAATCACCGGCGGGCATGTCCCGCCTTTTTTTACGGAAAAAACATGCTGATTAAACCGAAAGAAGTTCAGATTAAAGATGTGGACGGTATTGAAAAGGCATTTGTCATCAGCCGTCTGCCTGCGGTGACCGGCCGGGAAATCCTTGCCAAATATCCGCTGTCCAATGCCCCTAAAATAGGGGATTACGAAGTCAGCAAAGAGGCCATGCTGAAAATGATGGCGTATGTGTGTGCGGTGGCTGACGATGGTGAAGAGATTCCGTTAAAGACACAGACGCTGATTGATAACCATGTGCCTGATGGTGAATCCCTGATCCGTCTTGAGCTGGAAATGCTGAAGTACAACACCAGTTTTTTCGGGACCGGCGGGAACTCCGGCTTCCTGCCTTTCCTCATCAGCAGGGTCGGCAGTTCACTCCCGTCAGTTATAAAAACGCTGATGGCTTCTTTGCAGTCATCATCAGCGAAGGATTCGCCACCCTCACCGAACTCAAAACCACAGTAGATCTGGAAGAAGCGATGGACTTGTGGGAAATCGCAATCATTAACCGCTACAACGAAGCGCTGGCCGCTTCAAAGGACCGATAATGTCATTGATGGATACCTTTGTTCAGGTCTTTGAATTTGATACCCGTCAGGCTGACAGTGCATTTGACCGTGTGCAGCGTTCAACGGATGACATTATCGACGGGATGAAGCAGGCGCAGACTGCCGCGCAGCAGGGGGCTGATTCTCTCGGCGGCGTGTTCACTGAACTCTGGCAGTCATTACAGGGGCTGTCCGGTGAGCACGCTGTTGATTTTTCCACGAATGCGGCTGATGTGGCAGAGCAGACCTGTGCGGTAAAAGCGCAGGTGGATGCGGTAACCGATTCCCTGTCTGAACTGGAATCTCAGCAGGCGGGATCAGATGCCGGATGGCAGGATATTCAGGCCTCACTGACGGGTACGGAGGCCGGTTATCAGGCGCTGGTTCAGGCAGTGGCGGCACTGAGCAGTGACACCGCCGTTCTGACGGATGAGGAGAGTCGCGGTAATGCAGTCCGGCAGCTGGCCGGTGGCATCATTAAAGCCCTGCAGGGGGATTACCGTGAACTTGGCCGGATTGCGGAGGAAGCCGGTAAAAACTGCGTTGCAGCAGGCAGCAGCGAAGTCGCGGCACAGAAAAAAGTACAGGATGCACTGAGCAAAACAGACGTACAGTACCGGAAGGCCGGTGAATCTGTGGCCGGATTTGCCAAAAAAGCCCTGGCAGCTGTCGGCCTGTTTATGAGCGCCTCTGCCCTTGTCGGTGAATCCGTTGCCCGTGCCGCTGAAATCGAATCCCTGGATAAATTCGGCAAAAAAATCAATGTTGTCACGGCAGATGTGGATGCCTTTGCCGGGTCAGTGGCTGAACTCGGTGGTACCCGAGAGGCGGCGCAGTCAGATATGGAAGCGATGGCGAAATCATTCGGGTTTGCCGGTAACTCCATGGAAAAAATCCTGCGGACGGCTGACAAAGTGCAGGGGATGAAATTCGATAAGGCCAAAGCCACACTCGGTGCGCTCGGTGTGTCGGATGATAAAACCGTTGAACTGATGATGAAAGGCCGCAAAGAACTCGAACGGATGATGGGGGTGCAAAAGGAATATTCCGGCATCACCAGAGAGAGCATTGAGCAGTCTGTCAAATTCAACAAATCCATGCAGAGTTTTAAACAGTCCTCCGGTCTGCTGAAAAACAGCTTTCTGGAGATGGTGATCCCGATCCTGGCAACCGGCCTTGAATGGGTCAGTAAATTTGTCGGCTTCTGCAAAGAAAACAAAACCCTGATCACGGGATTTTTTATTGCAGTCGGTATCGCACTGGCAACCTATTACGTTCCGCCGATGCTCGCGGCTGCAGCGGCCACACTGGCGGCAACATGGCCGATTATTGCCATTATTGCGGTCATAGCCCTGCTGGCGGCAACGTTTGCGCTGGTGTATGACGACATCATGAATTTCATCGACGGCAACGATTCGATGATTGGCCGGATCCTGGATAAATACCCCGGACTGAAAGCCGTCATTCTGGCGCTGTGGGACGTTTTCAAAAAACTGTTTAATTTCATTATTGATGTTGCCGTTATTGTCGGCAAAGCGGCAGCTGATGCTTTCAGTCTCATTATTGACGCCGGTAAATCGTTGTGGAACTGGCTGCTCGGTTTTATCAAAAGTCTGGGGAACTGGGGCAAAAGCTTTCAGGGGGTTTTCGATAACGTTTCCAATGCTGTGGTTGGTATTTTCAAATGGCTGTGGAAACAGATAGAAGCTTACCTTGGCTGGATCAACAAAGGGCTGAATAAGATTAAAGAGGGCTGGGCGGCCTTTAAAAGCTGGTTTGGTGCCGGTGATGATGATATTGAGTTTGACCAGACCGTTAACCGCACAGTGAATGAACAGGGGCAGATTGAGTACGATATGCCGCCTGAAAAAACGATCAGTGAGGAGGACGCGGCAAAAATGGCGCAGGCCATGACTGCACATCTTTACGGTGTGTCAAATGACCCTATGAATCCTGTCACCAGTCAGGCGATCAGCAATCAGTCAACAACCAGTAATGAAACAAACGTCAGTATCGGTGAGCTTAAGATCGAAACACAGGCAACGGATGCTCAGGGTATGGCGGCGGGAGCCAAAGATGCGCTCGGCTCTCAGTTGCAGGACTTTGGACATCAGACAAATACGGGGCTGGGGAAATGATTACGGAAGTGAAGATATTTGATACGGAATCCTTCACTACGCTGTTTGAGTCAGTAAATCCCGTTCAGCTGAACGTCCGGGATGAGCATAAGGCGACACAGTTTCAGGTGGAATCCGGTGAAACCCGCAGTGACCATGTTGTGATTAACCCGGTGGAAATCGGTATGGATCTGATACTCACCGGCGAACTGAAAGATGCTTTTGAAGCCATGCAGCAGGCTTACGATCAGCATCAGCTTGTCGGTATTCAGACCAGGGTAAAAACCTATCAGCCGATGCTGATAGTCAATTTTTACCACGATGAAATCCCGGATATGGCGGACGCGGTGAAACTCTCCCTGCGCTTTACCGAATGGCGGACGGTTGAGCCGGAATACGGTGAACTGCCGCCGCGTAAAGTCGCGAAGAAAGAGCAGAGCAGCACGGTAAACCGGGGGAAAGTCCAGACAAAAGAGGCGGACACTGCCACGAAGAAAAAAGGGTCTGTTGCAACCCGTATCGCAGATGGTGACTGGAGTCTTTCATGAAAATCATACCACTGAATGCGGCTCCCAATCAGCGTCTGCGGGTTACCCTGGACGGACGGGAATGGGAGCTGACGATTAAAGCCGCGCGGCGTGTGATGTGCTGTGATATCCGGTGTGATGACCGGGTGATTGTTCAGGGGATGCGTATTGTTCCGGGGCAGCCGCTGATACCGTACCGCCATCTCACTCACGGCGGTAATTTTGCCCTGCTGACAGAGGGGAATGAACTTCCGTGGTGGGAACTGTTTGAAAAAACACAAACACTGATTTATTGGGGGAGCGATGATTGATTTGCGCCGGATCCGCTGCGGCATTGAACTTAACGGGCGTATGCAGTGGTATGAGGGATTGCGCATCCGGGCCGGGGGCACCAAATATGCCAATCCGCTGCAGAACGAATGCACGGTGAATATTGATGGACTGAACGCGGAAACCCGCACCATGCTGCTGACAGAAACCAGTCCGTTCGCCGGCAATAAATCCTCACCCCGGATTGTTGTTGAGGCCGGTCGTGCCGGCACCGGTATTTTCCGGATCTACACCGGCGATATTGTCAGTGCTGAAATCTCATCACCACCGGATGTGACGCTGACGCTGAAAGCGAAAACCAACAACGCCAGCTCGCGGGATATTGTGTCACCGGAAGGTAAGCAGCTGGCCAAAATGAGTGAGATTGCGGCCGATATTGCCCGTGACTGTAACGTGACCCTGAATTTTCAGGCAACGGATAAAAATATCGGTAACTGGTATTTCTGCGGTCCGGCGCTGAAACAGGTTGAACGGCTGCAGGAAGCCGGAAATGTGAAAGCGTTCATTGATGATGATGTGCTGTATGTCAAAGACAGTGATAAGGCACTTTCCGGAAGACTGCGGATCCTCAGTCAGAAAAGCGGCATGGTCGGTATACCGAAAGCCACGGAGAAGGGGGTTGATGTCACCTACCTTATCGACGGGGAATCCTCCCTCGGCGGCATGCTGCGTCTGGACAGCAAATATAACCCCGCCCTGAACGGGGATTACATTATCGAGCAGCTCAAATTCGATATTGCTTCTCACGACGATCCTTTCTTTTATCAGGCAACCTGCAAACGGGCCTGACACGGGCAAAACAATGAACAAACCAAACAGTGACCAGGCGAATGACGGCAGTCTCGCCGGGCAGTTTATGGCTGCGTTCCGTAATCTGCTGATGAATATTGATGACATGCTTCCCGCCACCGTAGTGAGTTACGACGATACGACAAACCGGGCGGTAATAAAACCGCTGGTGATGATGGTCACCACGGAAGGGAAGCGGATCGGGCGTGGCGCACTGCCGAATATCCCGGTATTCCGGTTTGGCGGCGGCGGGTTCTTTATCCGGATGCCGGTAAAGCCGGGGGACTTCGGCTGGCTGAAAGCGAATGACCGGGATATCAGCCTGATTTTTCAGCGCGGCGGCCTGGAGGATGAACCAAATACGGCCAGGCTGCATACATTCAGTGATGCCATGTTTTTCCCTGACACACTCAAAGGCTGGGTGATCGACGGTAAAAACGCAGACGCACTGGTGGTGCAGTCAACAGACGGTTCTGTGTGCTTATCCCTGCATGCCGATAAAGCGGTGCTGGACACACCGTTGTTTGAGGTTAATGCACCGGAAACCATTTACACCGGCAATGTGACCGTCAACGGTAACCACGCTGTAAACGGTAACAGTGAATCAAACGGCGGCACTATGACGCATAACGGTAAAAATATCGGGTCTACCCATAAACATTCAGGTGTTCAGGGTGGCAATAGTGATTCAGGAGAGCCGGTATGAAGACCTTTGATGTTAACGGGAATAACGATCTGCTCACCGGAAACGACGGCAATATTGCCATTGTCAGTGGTGAACCGGCGGTAAAAAACGTTTGTGCGCAGTATGTGAAAGCGCTGCGCGGGGAAATGCTGCACAAACAGGATAAGGGGATCCCGTACTGGAAAACCACCTTCGGGCGACAGGCTGATCTGCCGCTGTTTGAATCCGCGTTCCGCGAGCGTATGCGGGAAATTCCGCAGGTGACCGCCGTCGTGTCTTTCAGAGCCACGCTGAATGATAACGAACTGAACTATGTGGCTGTCCTGCAGACAGAATACGGGAGCATTACGTTAAATGGCTGACTATAAATACATTACCTCATCCGGTGTGATTATTCCGGATACCGCAGAACTGCGGGCGGCAGTTGAGGATGAATTCAGAGCCGTATTTGGTCAGGATCTGGATGTCTCCCCGGAAACCCCGCAGGGGGCGCTGATCACAATGGAAACGGAAAATCGTGATGCGGTAGTCCGTAATAATGCGGAACTGGCAAACCAGATTAACCCGGACATTGCCGGCGGTGTTTTTCTGGATGCCATCTGGGCGCTGATGGGCGGACAGCGCTGGGATGCCACTCAGTCGATACTGACGCAGGTTGAATTCGGCGGCGTCCCCGGAACTATCATCCCGAAAGGTTCACTGGCTGAAACGCAGGCCGGTAAGCAGTTCGCTACCACAAAAACGCTGATTATCGGTAAAGACGGGAAAATAACCGGCGATCTACGGGCGGTTGAAACCGGGCCTGTTGAGTGCCCGGCCGGTAAATTAAACACGGTAGCAAGTTCGGTTCTTGGCTGGGAAACGGTATCCAACCCGACCAGTGCGGTATTGGGGCGTGTTGCCGAATCTGATTTACAGTCCCGCCGCCGCCGGAAACTGACACTGGCAAAAAATACCGTCAGTGTCGGTGAGGCGATTACCTCCGCGTTATATGAGCTGGAAGGCGTCCGTTCGCTGGCATACCGCGAAAATTATACTGATACCCCGATGAGCCTGGACGGGATCACGCTGGTGCCGCACAGCGTATACGTGTGTGTTGAGGGCGGGGAAAGCGGGGAAATTGCCCGTGCTCTGCTGCGCACCAAAACGATCGGAGCGGCTTTCAACGGCAGTGAGGAGGTTGAGGTACCGGAGCCCGTCAGCGGACAGACCTATACCGTAAAATTTGACCGGGCAAAAGAGATAGTCCTGTTCTGCCGTGTGACAGTGAAAAAAACATCACTGGATGCGCAGACGGTTATTCCGGCGGCGGTTGAGTCATGGGCCGGGGGCGAAACGGAAGGGGATGGAGGGCTGGTTGTCGGCCGCGAAGTTTCCCCGTTTGAAATATCGGCCGGTATTAATGCTTCTGAGCCGCGCCTGTTTGTCACACGGGTGGAACTGTCAACCAACGGCACGGACTGGTCATCCGATACTTACCCGGTAAAGCTGACTGAGGTTGCCAGAATCAGCCGCAGTGCGGTGCAGGTGGTGTTTGTATGACACAGACTATTCAGCAGTTAACCTTTCACTCCGACCTTCTGAGAGCGATTCTGTGGCAGTACGAAGGGGCAGATAATCTGAAAGCGCTGGCCCGTTTTAAATCTGGCTGGTTTGAACGGTCAACTGTCAGCTTCTGGCGGAACTGGTACCGGGATGTGTTTAATATCGATACGGCCAATGATTTCGGGCTGTCGGTATGGTCCCGAATCCTTGATGTTCCGCTGGGGATTGATATCCCGCCGAGTGAAAAAGAAAAAATTGGTATCGGATTCGGCAGGAAGAAAGCCAATTTCAGGGCAAATTTCCGGCGTAATACCGATTACACCCTGTCGCTGACACCGGAGCAGAAACGGCTGATTATCCGGATGCGGTACTTTAATCTGACCCAAAGCCCGACTGTCACCAATATCAATGAATTTCTTAAGCGTTTTTTCTGGAATGAGGACAGTAAAGTCTTTGTGCTGGATCCGCTCGATATGACGTACATGTACTACGTTTTCAACTTTAATCCGGATGAGCGTCTGCGCGTTCTGCTGGAAAACTTCGATCTGATGCCGCGCCCGTCCGGGGTGGGTGTCAAATATCGTATTGTGGCGAAAAAAGCTTTCGGCCACGGCGAACACCGTAAAAACTTCCTGGAAAGTAACTTCGGAGAATAGTCCCCCATGACAAAAATATTTAAAATCCCCTTTGCAACACAGGGGGATCGCACTGCTGTGCCTGATGACGTACAGGCAGACGGCTCTGTTTCTTACACTCAGGGTTACGGTTACGATTATGAACGTGACCAGGCGACGGATCCGGCGGCAAAAGATATCGAACGTGAGAAGATGAACAGTCTCTTCCATGATATTACCGGCGCAGTCGGGGAAATACAGGCTTTCGGGATGCCGGTGTGGGCGGAAGAAGGTAAACCCTATGCTATCCGCAGTATCGTGTATCACAATAAAAAAGCCTGGCAGTCAAAGATTGAAAATAACAAGACAGAACCGGCGGCCGGTACCGCATGGACGGAACTGAAAGCGGATATGACCGCCGGGGATGTCGGAGCCTACACTAAAGGTGAGGCTGATCAGAAATTTCAGCCGCTGGGTAATTATCTGCCTGCCGGTTACAGCTACTCAAAAGCTGAATCTGACACCAATTACCAGCCGAAAGGTAATTATGCACCCGCTGGTAATTACGCCATGAAAGGTGACAGTTACACCAAAACTGAGGGGGATGGACGTTATCAGGCAAAGGGGAACTATGCGCCTGCCGGGGATTACGCCGTAAAAGGCGAAAGTTATACCAAATCAGAATCTGATAATAAATATCAACCGAAAGGAAGTTATCAGGCGGCGGGTTACAGTTATTCGAAAGCTGAATCTGACAGTAATTTTCAGCCGAAAGGCAACTACGCCCCGGCGGGAAACTACGCGGTAAAAGGCGAGAGTTACACCAAAGCTGAGGGGGATCAGCGGTATCAACCAAAGGGAAGCTATCAGGCGGCTGGTTACAGCTATTCAAAAGCTGAATCTGATAATAAATATCAACCGAAAGGAAGTTATCAGGCGTCGGGTTACAGTTATTCAAAAGCCGAAAGTGATGGACGTTATGAGAAAAAAGGAGCAGCGAAAGGCTGGCGAAAAATTGGGGGCGCCGGAAATGCCAGCAGTTCAATATCTATGTCAGAAGATGTCAGAGGGAAGCAAATTTATTTCCAATTGACAGGATCCGGCGGGATTTATTGGACAACAGTATGTATGCCTCCGGTTGACGGTATTGGAACCCAGTTTCACCAAGGCAATACCGGATATGGTATTGTATGCACACAAAATGCAGGAAGGACATTGAAGTCAGTAGGTGGTCAATTCATGGAGTGGTCATCTGTTTATGTAGCGGACTAAAAGAAAAGGCACGTGGTATAACTACGTGCCATAAATTGTATTAGCTCAGACTTGATCTGATAGTTTTCACTAGCAGCACACAATCAAATCTGACAGTCTGCTTTGAGCGAAGAACGGACGTACAGGAAACCACTACCTTTATTGTCGATATCCCACTTACTGTTCCAATTCAGCCATCGCCAACTCGGCAACTTTTATTGTTGTTGAGACAGTATCGTTATTTGAGAGGGTACAGGTGTCGGAGGACATTAAAGCTTGAAACTCGACAATAAATACTGAAACCATGACAATAAAGTCCGAAACTTTTCGATGCTATTTGTCGCAGTCTGCCTTTTGTTCTAACAAGCTTTTGCCCCAAAGCAAGTTAGTAACAGTTTAAGCCTCACGTCTTTGAATCATTATTTGGTCTATTTTTCCTAATGCCAGTAATGCCTGTCTGGCGTCTATAGGATCGAGGAAACATCTCCCCTTGTTTAACCGGACACGTAACCTAGTAACCAAAGTCTTTCACATCAACTTCTAGCTCTCTGACTTGAGAACCTATTTTTTTATGGAAGTGGTAACGAATTTCTTCATCAGGCATATTGGTCAAATCAAAACTAAAATATTGAACTAATACCTCTTTCATCTCAGGTACGTCATACTGGTCGAAGTTTGGTACATAACTGGTGTTATATTTGTTGTGGCTAATTTCTTTGAAAGTACGAACAAACTTTTTAGGTTTGATTTCTACCCCAAAACGCTTACATAAGCGCAGGACATAATGATCTAGTCTGTGGAGTAGTTTTTCATCATTGATCTCAGCGAAGAAAAATTGCCAACCCTTACATTTCTTCTCAAACACACAGCCAGTGATTCGTAGGTTCAATCGCCATTCTAAAATTTTTAAGCTCTTATTTTTAGAGTGCTTATAGCTTGTAAAAATTCCTGCAAGAGAAGCCTTTAACTTTTCAATCGAACCGTTTCTTGCAGAGATATGCTCATTGGTAAATTGATACCCAAGATAATCAAAACCGTTAGCAAGTGAGTCAATTTTTGACTTCTCTGGCGCTTTCTCAGGGCTGTGTATTTTTAAACCAATATTGCGAAACTTCTTGATAATGATTTGTGCTAGATCACGTGCTTGATCAGCAGAACAAAGAACTAATACATCATCAACGTAGCGGTAGCATTTTACGTTAGGCAATTCAGATAAAAATTTGTCAATGTTTTGGAGGTAGATGGCTGCAAGGATGTTGGAAACAGCCAACCCTTGAGGTACGCCTACTTCACTTGGCTTATCATCCTTTCTCGAAACTAGAACTGAAGGGGCAGTGACAGCCGAAAAGATCATGTCTAGTATGTGATCTTGCCTAATGCGCTTTCTCAATTGAGAGCGTAGGTTTTTATGTCTTATCGATGGATAAAAATTCGAAACATCTAACTTAATATAGCTATCAAAGTCACCAGATAAAGTGTGAGCCTTGACATCTTTAATGACATCTTGAGGAAGCGTGAACTTCACTGATTCTGCAAATCTGTCTTGTAGAAAGTTACACATTGCACGTAATGCAATTCTATCTCTCACTGTAGGGATAGAGATTTCACGAGGGGCTTTATTTCTCCCTTTAGTCAGCAACTTTAGCTTGTACTTGGAAAACGTATACGAACCTTCAATCATTTTACGAGAAATGATTTCGACTTGTGGGTCTAACTGTTTTCTAAAAGAATACTGATTCATATTGTCTATGCCAGTCGCACCAGAATATACAACATGATTGGAAAAGATTTCTTTTAGATTCTCGTGCCTAAACTCTTTATTAAATTGGTCTTGTACACGCATTTTATCAACCAGTACAAGTTGGAGTGGATAAGAATAAAGACGAGTTTAATGCAAGCAATATCAGTACTGGCAAGACATAGAAAAACACAAGAGTTAACAATCTAACAACAAAATAAGATACCGTTAAAAACCAGTGATGTGATGTTGGTATTCTAGTAAGAGCTTGTTTGGGTTGTTGTTTGTTTTCCGAGGTGTCTGAATGGAAATCTTTGCTTACTTGTCTTACGCTGCTAGTACTTGCCCAATACTCTTGGCATAGTGCGATGGCAAAATCTTTGTCAGTGTGGTTTTCACAAGCATTTAGCTTAGATTCGTAGGCTGTTGATAAAGTGTCCAAATCAGGATTTGGCTTGGAGGCTTGATGCATAATGCTATTCAAACTTTCATAACATTCTTTGATTAGGTTTGCTCTTTCCTTAAATGAAAGCCCATTGATGAAACCTGAAATGCAAAGTACGAGGACAGAATATACAACCCAAGAGATTGCTTCGATTCCATTTTGTGGGTTATTTAGATAATAAACGGATACGGCGACAGAGAAGAATGAATACCAGAGTAGTATTACTGATCTTACCCAGCAATAGTGGACACGCGGCTAAGTGAGTAAACTCTCAGTCAGA